AACAGGTGGAGACCGTTACGATACACTAGCCTATCAGTTTTATAAAGATTCATCTTTATGGTGGATTATCGCAACAGCTAACAATTATAATAGAGATAACCTAGCAATAAAACCGGGAGTTCAATTAAGAATACCGGCAGATAAAGACGGAACTATACAAGAATATCACAGAATTAATAATATAAGATAATGAGCGGTTTTTTAGGAGAAGCATTAGATTCTGGGGTAAAAACCCAACTGGCAGTACGTCAACAACTACTAGAAGCACCTACAAGAACTAACGCCCATCAAATGTTGTTGAATTCAAATACAGCCTGGGTAGCTCTATACTCGGGTGTATTGACAGGTACGTACGGTAAACAAGGTACTACTTTTAAGTTAGAAGGCGGAGTTGGATTTCAAGACGATGCAGCTATACCGGGTTTACCAGCAGGATACTGGGCAAGTACAAACACGGGGCAATCTACAGGTATTAGACCTAGAGCAGGAATCACAGATGTAAGAATTAAATCAAAAGGAACTTACGGTACATTGCGAGATGTTGAAATCAATATTAAAGCATGGACTACAGAAGATTTTGAGACCTTATATGATTTGTATATGAGACCTGGCTTCCACTTTCTACTAGAATGGGGACATTCTGTCTACGCTCAATCTGGTACTTCTATTGCACAGACAAGACCTACAGCATCTGGCACTTTCTTACAAAATTCTGTAAGTTATAAAAAAGTAATGGATGACGTTGTTGCTAAGAGAAAAGCATCTGGTTATAACTACGATGGACTTGTTGGTGTATGTAAGAACTTTTCATGGGCTTTAAATGAACAAGGAGGGTACGACATAACAATTAATTTAATTTCAAAAGGAGAAGTTATAGAATCTATAGGGGTTGCTTTTGACCCATCTAATAAGATTTCTTCCGAACAGTTAAAAGAAGGTAATAAAGATAAATCAGAAAGAAAGAGTCCAATACACTTTCTATTAAAGAGAATAGAATTAGCTAATACAGACGGAGCAGTATCTTTGGCTACTGTAGCAAGTTCCGGAAAAGCTGCTGATTTGTTAGCAGGATTAGATGCTAATAAATTTGATGTATTCTGTAAAACAGGATTTGACATAGAACAACCAGGTAGTATGTTTGATAAATCAGCTGTACTTACTTGGATATCTCTTAGAACGATTTGTGATCTACTTAATAATTTTGCAGTAACAAAAGAAGGTCCAGATAAAGGACAAGTTGCTTTTGAAATAAATACAGAACCAGGTCATAGATACGTAACACATGATTGTCAGTTTAGTATTGATCCTATTATCTGTGTACTTTCAACTCCTAACCAGGCTACTATGAATGGTAATGAGTTAGGTAAAGTTACATTAACAGGAACAGACGAACGTATTGCTAAATTAAGACCTTTAAGTAACGACCCTCTTGCAATATGTGTAACTAACTTATACCTTTATGATGTATTAGACCCACTTTTTGATAGAGGAGATGCTAAGGAAAACCCCCCAAGTTTATTAGATACCTTTAAGGCAATCTTAGGCGGTGTTAATGAAGCAATGGGCGGTATTAATGAGTTAGAACTAGCGTACGACGAAGATGAAAATAAATGGTCTATTGTTGATAGAAAATGGCAAGAAGACCCAAATAAATTACCTACTATTAAGTTAACAGGTCTTGGCTCTAATATTAGAACTTTAAAAACAGAATCTAAAATTTCTAATAAAATATCTTCCCAAGTTTCTATTGCTGCTTCAGCAGGACGTTCTGGTACAAAAGAGAACGTAGATGAATTATTAGCTTGGAATAGAGGACATAAAGATAGAATAGCACCAGTAAAAAAGCAGACTGATAAAGGAGATAACACTAAACCTGCTCCTATACCAGATGAAGCAAAAGCTTTCGCAGAATGGGCTGAACGTGTAGATGAAGCTTTCCAAGCAGTTAACGGAGGTCTTTTAACAGATCAGAATTACGATAAAGATTCCTTTCAAGCTTTAAAATCAGGACATCAGAAATATTCTTCAGAGTATCTCGCTTTAAAGAATGGAAAAGGAAACGAAGCTCCTAAAGGAATTATACCTGTAGAGTTAAGTTTTACTATGCAAGGTATTTCTGGTTTTAAAATAGCTCAGGGATTTAAAATTGAAACAGGTTTAATACCGTCTCATTACACAGGTAACAACATGGCGTACCTAGTAACGAGATGTGATCATACTATTAGTAATAACGAATGGATCACAGAAGTTGGAGCTTTGATGTACAATGCAAAACCTGCACCGGGTTATACCTCTAATGTAACACCAGCTGCATTTGGTAACCCTAACGCAGCAGTTAAGACTTCAGGTACAGGTACTTCTACAGGATCAAGTGGAGGAGGATCTGGAGCAGAACAGTCACAACAGGCATTAGGAAAATCTGTAAGTTACGACAGGGTAAAAGCTGCTGTCTTAAAGAAAGGTTACAAGTGGTACGGTAATGAAATGGAGATAAACATAATAGGTGTTAGAAATATATCAGGACAGAAAGATTCTGGTCATGGCAAATTACACCCTATTACAAATAGATTTAATGACATACTAATTGTAGCATGGATTGAAAATGGTAAAACTAATGCAGAATCTTACCCAGCGACTACAGTACCGGGAGCTAGTTACACATTAGCAAGTAATCCAAAGTTCTCTAATATGAACCCTAAAGGTACAGGAGCTAAGCAAGAAGGTCAATGGCTAGCTCACTACTATGCAGGAGCTCATAAAGGACATCCTGCTATGCGAGATAGAACCGCTATAGGTATTCATAGAGATAATAACTATACAGATAGTTGGATAGATTTAGCGACTAGCCCTAAAGGTAAAGCACCAGGTTTGTTTAATGAATTAGCAGGTATGTTAATACACAACTCTGGTGACTATGGAGATCCTAAAACTAAATTAGTTAATAACTGGTCTGCAGGATGTCAAGTACTTGCAAATCAGGCTCAAACTAACAGACTAGTTGCGTTAACAGAAAAAAGCACTAAGAAGACGGGTAATAAGTTTTTCACATATACATTAATAAACAGTAGCGAAATCCAGTTATAATATGGCAGAGAATTTAGGATATTTACCACTTTCACAATTTGTAGAAGAGAAGATAGGACAAACTGAACTACCTAATCTAGAACTTGATAGTACAGTTCTTACAAACGAACTTAAAGAACAGGTTAGGGATTTTACCGGTGTTGTTACATCTTTCGGTAAAAAATACTTAGTATCCCCGGAAGACTTAGCAAAGGGTTTGTTTACTAAAGCCATGGAGGTATCGATTCCTGCTGGAACAACAAAAGGTGCTTCCACATTAATACCGGGTTTATTAAACAAATCAGACGAATTATTTCACTACCCAAAACCTACTGAAGAGGACTACCAGACTGGCTTTTTAAGAAGATATTTTCTACAAGATGTAAGGTCTGCAGAAATTAAAGAAATTGATGCTGCAACATATAAAAGTATTGGGGATAAAGCTTACTTTAGAAGAGTTAAGTTAGAGTGGAATTTAAACGGACCTTCTGAAGATCAAATTGTAAACGGATATAAGTACCCAGGAGCTATTGCAAGAAATAGAGACGTAGTCGTACAGGCTGAAGAAACAATCCCAGGCATTACAGACTTTTTATCTGACTTAAAGCAATACGTAGTTGAAAAACCAACAGAATTTAAACAACTAAAAGCACAGGAAAAATCTACTACTGTTATAGAAGATTCAAGTAAGACTCTAATTGAGAAAAAGACTATAGAGCCGGAACCAATTCCATCAGCACCTATACTAGAAGAATCAAACCTAGATGTACCAGATGTAGGAACTCAAGCAAAACAAGCAGACGATCTTAATAAGGAGTCTAGATCTTACTTATGGTATAGCGTTACCGTAGGAACTCCAAGTTACACAAAAGTATGTAGTCCTTTTATAGGAGTAAGTATGAAGCTGTTCAACCAAGTTGGAGATTTTTTCGAAAAAGACGGTACCTTAAAGAAAGAAGATATATACTTGTATAGAACTAAGAATGAAGCAGAAGGAAATAGATATCAACCTGTACGAAAGATTACTCCTCGAGATCCTATAAACTACAACCTTTATTACATTATAAGCGTAGAAGGAGTTGGTAATTTTTCTGCAAAAATAGACAGGGACGGAAAGTTATACGAAATTACCAGATGTTAGTTGGATCTTAACCTATTATTTCTTATCTTAAGAAAAAGGTTATAACAAATGTTTTATATCGCAGAAACGGACTACCAACTAAGTAGACTATCTCATTTAAAAAATTCTGAAGCTTATATTGATATAATATCTTCTAACGATTATTATCACCCTAAGCTTAGCTTCACTGTAGCTGTATATATACGTGTCTTAGGAGACTCTTCTGGATTTATTATACCTATTAATCATGACGAAGGACTAAACGTAGACAAAGGTAGGGTTGTTGATATATTAAAAGGATTTAAACGTGTTTACGTTCTAGATAAGAAGAACTTTCTATATCACTTTCCAGCTATTGATGTAGTAGATATTAACTTATGGGTAGCGTACAAGTACTATGATAAGATAGAACTCCCATCAAAACTTAATACTATTAACTGGTTCTATAACAGGTTTAGAGATTTACCTAATACAAATCAACTAATACCTTTAGCTAAGTTACATGAGCAAGCTGAGAAGACTTTTGAAGCTGTACAAAACTACATAGAAGAACCATTAGAAGAATCTTTTCAGTTTTACAATGACATTGCTGTTAAAGTATTTTTCTTGTTAGAGCAACAAGGGCTTCGAATAGTATATCAACCTTTCTTAGATTTATTTCAACCGCAAAATCCAAAATTTAGCATAGATAATAATATAGTATATACGTACTACAACCTTTATAACTCTACCTCAAGACCTACAAATGCTTTTAATAGTGTCAACTTTGCAGCTATACCTAAAGATGAGAATTACAGAAAAGCGATAATACCTCAGAATGATTTATTTGTAGAGTTTGATTTTGACGGATATCATTTACGTCTATTAACTGAACAAACTGGGTTTAAGATAGAAGGACCATCCGCCCATAAAGAACTTGCAAAATATTACTTTAAGAAAGATGATATTTCTGAAGAAGAGTACCAAAACGCTAAGCAAATAAACTTCCAAGCAATATATGGAAGAATACCTGAAGAGCATAAACGTTTAGAGATTTTTCAAAAGATTCAAAGTTTTATAGATAGTTTATGGAAAGACTATAACAATAAAGGAGCTTTAACTCCTATAAGCGGTAAACCCTTTACAACTCGTCTTAAAGATATGCATCCGCAGAAACTTATGAATTATATCATGCAATCGTTGGAAACTGCAAGAAATGTTCTTATATTAAAAGAAGTGTTAAAATATCTTAGAGGAAAGAAAACAAAAATAGCGTTATACACATATGATGCAATACTTTTTGATTATGCCAAAGAAGATGGAGAACACATATTAGAAGAACTAGCCTCTATATTAAGCGAAAAAGAAAAATATCCAGTTAAAATAAAAACATCAGAAAATCTGGTTTTGTAAAACCCTTTAATATTTATAATTACACAATGGAAAATGTTATGTCTCAAAGTCGATTCGATTACGATATCGATCAAATATATTTAACTGAGGATATGAGTAATAAACTGTTCTGCACTTTTTCAACAGGAGCGGATTTAGATAGTACGTTAGAGTTAATAACGCAAAAATATAGAATTATCTATAATAAAATCTTTGTGCTTTATTCAAAAAGCCAAGATGAATACATCTGTACATATAATGTAGATTTCGGTAACGTTTCAAACTTTATCGACAATACTATTTTAGTACATAGAAAAAAAGAATCAAACACCCTTTACACCATTAACGCTTTAAACACCTTAATTAAAGAATTGAATAATGGTAGCCTAGATAGTACATATAAGGTAAACTGGCCAGACTACAAAAACTGCATCTTACTTACAAAAGGTCCGGAATTAAAGAGGGTAAATACTAAACTATTTAAGATAGTTGAGTTGGAGAATTAAAATATTCTTCATATATTAAGTTATAAACAATAATCAGTTATATTATGAATTTAGATGCAATCAAAGCAAAACTATCTGCCTTAAACAACACAGGTGGAGAACGCGAAAAGACAGATTACTCTGCAACTTTTTGGAAACCAGAAATCGGTAAACATACTGTACGTATTGTGCCGTCCATGTTTGACCCTAACATTCCGTTTAAGGAAGTTAAGTTTCACTATGGAATCGGTAAGTACCCTATGGCTGCTTTATCCAATTTCGGTAAACAAGATCCTATTGAAGAATTCATTAAGGAATTAAAGAAGACTTCAGATAAGGATAACTGGACTTTAGCAGGAAAGTTGAGTCCAAAGACACGTGTATTCGCTCCAGTAATTGTACGTGGCGAAGAAGACAAAGGAGTTCGTTTATGGGGCTTCGGTGTTACAATTTACAAAGCATTATTAGCTTTAGCTCAAGACGAAGAGATCGGTGATTACACTGATGTTATTAACGGATGGGATTTAGTAGTTGAAGTTGCAGCAGGTAATCCTTACCCTACAACAACAGTACGTATCAGACCTAAGCAAACACCTTTATCAGAAAATAGCGATAATGTAAGCTTATGGTTAAAAAACCAACCACACCCAGTGGAGGTACATACTGCTTATGATTACGAATTTATGAAGAAGCAATTACAGAATTACCTGAACCCTGGTTCAACTGAAGAAGAAGCTCCAGCAGCAGGTACTGAACCGGTTGATTCTTTGACAGCATCTTTGGGAAGTCATAAAACAGACTTTTCTTTAGAAACTGCAACAGCAGGTAACAAGGATACTGTAAGTAAATTTGATGATCTATTCAACGAATAATAATGGCAAAAACACAAAGCACAGCAGAAAAAGCCTCTGCTATAGTAAAAGGTGGCTTTAATCTAAGTAATTTTAAGAAGAAGAAAGGTTTTGCTAATGCTTCGGTAAAGTTTAAAGAACAAGGTTGGATACCTTTATCAAAAGCATTTCAAGACATAACTTCAATACCTGGTATACCTACGGGGCATATAACCCTGCTCCGTGGGCATTCAGATACAGGTAAAACTACCGCTCTATTAGAAGCTGGAGTTTCTGCTCAGAAAATGGGAATACTACCTGTATTCATTATCACTGAGATGAAATGGTCTTGGCAACATGCTAGAGAAATGGGGCTACAGTTCCAAGAGGTAGTAGATGAATCAACAGGAGAGATAACAGATTATGAAGGATTCTTTCTGTACGCAGATAGAGGTACTTTAAATACAATTGAAGATGTTGCATCTTATATAGCTGACTTACTGGATGAGCAGACTAAAGGTAACTTACCTCATGATTTATGTTTCTTCTGGGATTCTATCGGATCTGTTCCTTGCGATCTATCGGTAAGGTCTAATAAGAATAATAACGAATGGAACGCAGGCGCAATGTCTACTCAATTTGGTAATAATCTTAACCAGAAGATCTTATTATCTAGAAAAGAAGGAAGTCCATACACCAACACAATGGTAGCTATTAATAAGGTATGGACACAGAAACCTGAATCACCAATGGGACAGCCTAAGCTTCAAAATAAAGGAGGTATGTCTATGTGGTATGACGCAACATTAGTAATTACATTCGGTAACATCACTAATCCAGGTACTTCTAAGATCAAAGCTATTAAAAATGGCTTACAGGTTGAATTTGCTAAAAGAACTAATATACAAATCGAAAAGAACCATATTGAAGGAGTACAGACACGAGGTCGTATTGTAATGACTCCACACGGTTTTATTGCTGATGATAAGAAAGCAATCGATACATATAAAGACGACCACAAAGACCATTGGTTAAAACTTTTAGGATCTGTTAACTTTGATTTAGTGGAAGAAGGAGATATGGAAGAAGATGAAATCATAACAGGTATATTAGAAGACTAATGACAGACTATTCAAAAATCTTAGATAAACTTAAAGATGCCCCGCCTAGAAAGTTAAACGATCATATTTTGATCGTGGATTCAATGAATACTTTTATTCGTAGTTTCTCAACTTTAAAGGCGATGAACCCTCAAGGCCACCATATCGGTGGTCTTGTAGGCTTCTTAAGATCCTTAGGGTATCTTGTACGTACTATTGACCCTACTAGAGTACTTTGTATATTTGATGGAAAAGGTTCTTCTACTAATAGAAAGAATATTGATCCAAACTACAAAGCACAACGCCAACATGTTAGAATTACAAACTGGGGTATGTATGATTCAAAACAAGAAGAATACGAGTCTATGTCTGCTCAATTAGAGAGACTAAAAGACTACCTTGACTACCTTCCAGTACAGTGTCTAACTATGGAAAAACTAGAAGCAGATGATATTATAGCGCACCTAGCTTTACAAGCTTCTAAATCAGGTAAAAAAGTAACAATTGTATCTTCTGATAAAGACTTCTTACAGTTAATAGACAGTAATATAAATGTATATTCGCCGATTAAGAAAACTCTTTTTACAGTTGATAATATTGCAGAAGAGTTAGGGGTCTTACCACAGAATTACAATATAATAAAAGCTCTACTAGGAGATAATTCTGATAACTTATCCGGAGTAAAAGGATTAGGGTTAAAAACAATTATTAAGGAGTTTCCAGAAATCGTGGATACACCTGGATATACCTTGCAGAGAATCTACGATGAGTGTGAGAAAAATATAGACGGAAAGACTATTTTTGCTAAAATAATATACGATTGGGAGAGGGTAAAAACTAATTACCAATTGATGAATTTACATGAAGGAGTGTTGGATGATAACGAAATTCTTCATATATTAAGTGTACTAAAAGAGCCTGTACCGGCATTACAATCTGGGGCTTTCTTACACATGCTAGATACTGATAAAATTGAAAGCATTACTAAGAACACAGAAGGCTGGTTAGAGAATTTTAGACCATTAACGGTTTTTAAATAATAAGTTATAATGACATTACAGAAATTATCTCAGTACGGAAAACCCTTCCAGGTGAAGGTATTAGGTGCCCTTTTAACAGATAAAGCATTTTTGCTAACTGTTAGAGACGTACTTAAGGAAGAGTATTTTGATTCAGATACTCACAAGTGGATTGTTACTCAAATTGTAAAGTATTTTGATAAGTATCACACAACGGTTACGATGGACGTACTTAAAGTTGAATTACAAAAAATTGAGAATGAGGTATTACTTGTAGCTGTTAAAGAAGAACTTAGAAACTCCTACGCTTCCTCACAAGAGGATTTACAGTATGTAGAAGAAGAGTTTACTACGTTCTGTAAGAATCAAGAAATGAAAGCAGCTATTTTGCAATCAGCTGACTTACTAAAGCAAAGTGATTTTGAAGGTATCCGAGGTTTAATCGAAAGAGCGATGAAAGCTGCTATGGATAAGAGTTTAGGTCACGAGTATAACAAAGATATTGAAACACGATATCGAGTTGATTACCGACCTACTATACCAACTCCTTGGCCTATATTAAATGAATCTATTCAAGGAGGCTGGGGACCTGGAGATTTAGTTATTGTATTTGGTAACCCAGGTGGAGGTAAATCTTGGACAATGGTAGCAGCCGCTGCCCATGCAGTCAAGTTAGGGTATAAAGTAAACTACTATACTTTAGAGTTAGGAGAGGATTATGTAGGTAAACGTTTTGACTGCTACTTTACAGGACATAATATTGACGAAGTAAATAAACATAGAAAAGAAGTAGAGACTCATATTAATAATCTTAAAGGTAGTCTTATCGTAAAAGAGTATGCTCCTAAAGCAGCCACAGTAAATACCATTAAGAGTCACGTTCAGAAGTGTATTGATATGGGACATAAACCAGATTTAATTATTATTGACTACGTTGATTACTTGAAAGCACCTTCTAAAGGTAAGTTTGCAGAACGTAAAGACGAAATTGATGATGTGTTTATTGCAACGAAAGCCTTAGCTAAAGAATTAAAAGTACCTATTTTAACACCATCTCAGGTTAACCGTATGGGTGCTAAAGACTCTGTAATTGAAGGAGATAAAGCAGCTGGTTCATACGATAAGATGATGGTAGCAGATATTTGTTTATCTTTATCAAGACAGAAAGAAGATAAGGTGTTAGGTACAGGTCGATTACACGTTATGAAGAACCGATACGGACAAGACGGTATGACATATAACGTAAAAATGGATACTAATAACGGACATATTGCTATTGAAGGAAAAGCAGATTTAGATATGGAAGGGAATAGTACACAAGGCGCACATTTCGAAATTGCTAAGAAATTTTTCGAAGAAAACTAACACCAACTTGGCTGAAGATGCTATTTATTTCTACATCCTCGAAAGCATCTCCAGCTAAATTTACTCGAGGATTTATTATTTTAAAGTAAACAAAAATACTATGGGACTAATTGATGAGAGAGTTGTTTATAAACCGTTTGAATATCCAAAAGCATATGATTATTGGTTAAAACAACAACAAGCGCATTGGCTTCATACTGAAGTTCCGATGGCACAGGACGTAACAGATTGGAAATCAAATCTAAAAGATCATGAGAAGAACGTAGTAGGAGGGATATTAAAAGGTTTTGCTCAAACAGAAACAGTAGTAAACGATTATTGGACAGGTTTAGTAACTAGCTGGTTTAGAAAACCAGAGGTTATTATGATGGGAACTACGTTTGGATCGTTTGAAACAATCCATGCAGAAGCTTACTCTTTACTTAACGAACAGTTAGGTCTAGATAACTTTGCAGAATTTTTAGAAGATGAAGCTACTAAAGCGAAAATAGAAGCCTTAATGGATGTGAGAGATAGCCACGACGGGACACCCAACTGGCATGAAAGAGCTAAATCATTAGCTATATTCTCAGCATTTACAGAAGGAGTAAACCTTTTCTCATCATTTGCAGTGTTACTGTCGTTTAAGATGAGAAATAAGTTAAAAGGAGTAGGTCAGATTGTTGAGTGGTCTGTACGCGATGAATCCTTACACTCAGATGCAGGATGTTGGTTATTCCGTCAATTAATGGAAGAATATCCTGAAATAAAAACAGATAAGTTACAGGCAGAAATCGAAACAGCAGCTCATTTAGCTTTGAAGTTAGAATTCGATTTTATTGATAAGGTTTTTGAATTAGGTGATTTAGAAAATCTTTCTAAAGACGAGCTTAAAAACTTTATTAAGCATAGAGTAAATACAAAGATGGGTGATTTAGGTTTAAAACCTTTGATCCCTTCTGACCAGATTGACAAAGGAGCATTAAAGACTATGAAATGGTTTGATGCAGTAATTGCAGGTAAACAACATACAGACTTTTTTGCAAACAGAGTAACAAACTACTCTAAAGGGCATATGGACTGGTCAACAGCATTTTAATAACACATAATTTTTAGACGATGGCATTACAAGTAGATACTTCCACCTGGGAAGCTGGAAAAGATTATCCCGAATGGATGAATGAGGTTTCTTTAGCAACTATTTCTAAAGGATACTTACTACCAGGAGAAACTCCTCGCAAAGCTTATAAACGAGTTTCAGATACAGTGGCAGCAAGATTAGATCGTCCAGATTTAGCTCCGAAATTTTTAAAGTACATGTGGAAAGGTTGGTTAAATTTAGCCTCTCCTGTACTATCAAACACAGGTACAGATAAGGGATTACCTATCTCATGTTTTGGTATCGATACACCAGACTCAATTAGAGGTATTGGATTAACTAATGCAGAGTTGATGAGGTTAACTTCATTAGGAGGCGGTGTAGGTATTGGACTTAGTAGAGTACGTGGACGTGGTTCTAAGATTGGCAACGGAGATATGGGTCAATCAGAAGGTATTGTACCTTGGGCTAAAATATACGACTCCACTATTATTGCTACTAACCAAGGTGCGGTACGTAGAGGAGCAGCTTCAGTTAACTTAGATATTAATCACCCAGATATTAAAGAATTTTTACAAATTAGACGTCCTAAAGGAGATCCGAATAGACAGTGTCTAAACCTACATCAATGCGTTGTAGTGGATGATAACTTTATGCAAAAGATCGAGCGTAGAGACCCTGAGGCAATGGAAGTCTGGGTAGAAATACTAAAGGCTAGAGTTGAGACAGGGGAACCTTATATTATGTTTAAAGATAATGTAAACAATGCTAACCCTCCAGCATATATTAAGAATAATTTAGAGGTAACAATGA